TCCAAGCAGAACTGAAGGCGGGCGCATACAAAATCGGTGAGTATCGAAACTTCACCATCTATGAACCCAAAGCGCGTCTAATCTCAGCATTGGATTTTAAGGATCGCTTGGTGCAACACGCACTTTGTAGTGTTATTGCACCGATTTTTGATCGTGCATTGTTGCCGTACACGTTCGCTTGTCGTACAGGAATGGGCACACACGCGGGGGTGCGTCATGTGCAATCAATGCTGCGCCACACCAAGCACACTCATTTTTTAAAAACGGATTTTTCTAAGTTTTTTCCAAGCGTGAATCGGCAAAGATTGCATGAAATGATTTACAAAAAAATCAGGTGTGAACAAACACTAAAAATTTTGCGCGAGATTATCCCAACTGAGGGTGTTGGTATCCCTATTGGAAGCCTAACCAGTCAATTATTTGCCAACGTTTATGGCAATCCCGTAGATCGTTTCATTCATTTCACGCTTGGGTACCGAAACTGGGCTAGATACATGGACGATATTGTTATTTTGGACAGCAACCCAAACCAACTGAGAGCGTCCTTCGAGCGAATACAGGAATTTTCTAAGGAAAATCTGGGCATGGGTATTAGCAAGTGGCAAGTCAGCCCAGTTACGCAAGGCATTAACTTTCTTGGTTATAGGATTTGGACGGGTCATAAGTTGATTCGCAAAGATTCAGTAACTAGGGCAAAAAGAAAAGTAAAAAAATTCATTCAGCACGAAAACTTTGATGCGCTGAAAAAGTTTACCGCAGCTTGGTCTGGCCATGCTAAGTGGGCTGATACAATGAACCTTTTTAATTGGATGGAAAAACACCATGCGATCAGCATCTAAAGCAGTTATTAACTCTCGCGAAGACTTGGACGCTATCCAAGGCACACCTGAATACGCTGAATTTATGGCTGCGTTAAAGGGTTCCATGACACGCAAACAGGACGTGCAAGTGTATCCAGAGGGCTACAACCAGCCTGACTATGAAGGTGAGAAACTAGAACCTATTTGGCAAGACGTTGAAGACTTGAGCACCATAACTAGATTTGGTTTTAGTAAGACTGATTTTCAAAACCTCAACACACATTTGCCAGCAGACATAATTCAGTCTACCGAGGATTAAAAACTTAACAACTAAATATTCAACTAGTTTACAATCTAAGGATTATTATGTTTTGGATAATTATCTTGCCCATATTTTGTATTGGTTATTATTTTTTATTTGGTTTGCACAACGATTAAATAGGTGATTCATGGAAGAACAACGGTTAGCACGAATTGAGCATAAACTTGATAAATTAAGTGAGGCTGTTGTCTCTTTGGCTCGCATGGAAGAACGCATGATTACCCTATTTAATAGAATGGACGGATACGACATAAGACAATCCAATATTGAAGACAGGGTATCAGAGGTTGAAAAGATTACAGTTAGTCGTGGTGCTGTTTTCCGTTTAGTAGATAAACTTATTTGGATTGTTGTCGGTTTGGTGACAGCCGTTGTCATTGAGGGCTTTTTGAAGCGTTAGCAGAGAGGTTTTCATGGCAACAGAACTTACCGATTATGAATTTATTGAGTTATGGAATCAATTAAAGTCTGCAACATTAATCAGCAAAAAATTGAATGTTAGTGTCCGCTACATTTATAATAAGCGAAGAAGAATCGAGAATAAATACAAAATTCGTTTAATAGCTGACAGCCTACAAGCAAAAGAATATTACGTTAGAGACTATATGTCTCGCATGGATGTTGATATTGATAACGCCACCATATTCGTCGCGTCAGACGCACATTATTGGCCAAATGAAATATCTGTTGCTCATGAAGCGTTTGTCAAACTTATTAAAAAACACAAGCCTGATATTGTGATTATGAACGGTGATGCAGTAGACGGTGCAAGCATTAGCAGATACCCAAAATCATCTTGGTCAACAGTTAAAATGCCTACCGTAAAAGAGGAACTTGAAACGGTTGCAGAAAGACTATACGAGATTGAGAAGGTGGCAGGTTCAGCAAAGTGTATTTTTACGCTTGGCAATCACGATATGCGTTTTGAGTCGAAACTTGCTAACCTTGCACCTGAATACGAAGGTTTGCCAGGCTTTTCGCTTAAAGACCACTTCCCACGGTGGTTATTCTGTATGTCTGTAATGGTCAACCGCAATTTAATGATTAAGCATCGGTACAGCAACGGTATTCACGGGGTTTATAACAATACTGTAAAAGCGGGAACGTCAATGGTCACTGGGCATCTACACCGTCTGCAAGCCATCATATTTAGTGACTATACTGGCACAAGGTGGGGCATTGATACAGGCACACTAGCGGAAGTAGACGGCGACCACATGGGCTACGGTGAAGATAATCCAAAAAATCATTGTTCAGGCTTTGCCGTATTGACTATTCGCAACGGTAGACTGATACAGCCTGAGTTTTGCGCTGTGTTAGATGGTATCGCTTATTTTCGAGGGCAAGCTGTATGAAACTTGTAGACGACTCAAAGAACTGGTCTAAGTGGTGGTCGGTACGACTATCTATCATAGGTGGGACAATCTTAACTTTACTGGAGGCTTTTCCTCATGCTGTCGCAACTGTTATCCAAACTCTCCCAGATTCCATTACGCAACAAGTCGGTGACGAAGTCCTTAGAATCATCGCCATTGTCTGCATCGTCGCCAGCCCCGTCGCTAGAGTCATCAAACAGTTTCCTGACGACAGCAACGGAACAGATAAAAAGTGACGAGGGGCTAGTTTTACACGCTTACAAAGACTCATTGGGCTTCTTAACTATTGGCTACGGGCGTTTAATCGACAAGCGCAAGAATGGTGGCATTACAGAACAAGAGGCCGAATATTTATTAAATAACGACATTGCCTATAAACTTTGTCAGATTCGCGATAAGTTGCCGTGGATTGATAATCTAAACGATGCTCGAAAAGGTGTGCTATTAAACATGGGCTTTCAACTTGGTGTTGTAGGACTTATGGGATTTAAAAGCACATTAGCCAAGATTGAATCAGGCGATTACGAAGGCGCGGCAGTTAATATGTTGAAATCAAAATGGGCAACTCAGACTCCTCATCGCGCACAAAGAATGGCTGAACAAATGAGGACAGGGACATGGCAATCTGGCTAAGATTTAAAGGCTATATATTTGCCGCTACGGGTGCTTTATTAAGCCTTCTAGCGATTTATTTGGCTGGGCGCAAGCAAGGCTATGACTCAGCAGAAAACGATATGAGAGAGGCTGATAATGCACAAGCACGCAAGATTGAGGATATTGCGGACAGGGTTCGTAGGGCTGACGGTAACAACCGTACTGCTATTGAACGGCTGCGCGTTGCCAAGCGAATTAGAGACCTCTAGGACTATTTGTAGAGAGTTGGAAAGAGATTTGCCTACTTACTCTGTAAAAGACACGCCTGAAACTTTAGAGTCAGGGGCAAGATTTATAGACTTGTTTCATGCTATTTGCGGTGAGGTTACGCCTTAATTTTTGGTTTGCCTTTTTTTCTTTTTTCCCACTTTACTACACCTACCAATTCGCCATTTATTATTTTAAAAATTGCGTTTGGTTTTTCACACCTATTATTATTAATCATTTTTTGTTGATATGCTTCATTACAATCAGTACAAATATGTGAGTTAGGTTGACTTATCCTAGCGTAATGATTCCACCTATTAAATTCTGATTGACTGTCGAAACATAATGGATAACCCATTGATTTTTCTCTATAAATTAAAAGCATAAAAAATATTTTAACAAAAATATAGTTTATATGTTATTAATTTAATAAAATTTGTTTTATTTTACTTAAACCTTGATTTTGCCTGACTCGAATAACCACCCGATACTTTTTCGATGCGCTTCCTCCCACATATCTACCCTTTCCTGTTTACTCATGTCTTTGCCTTGGTCAAGTTCAAGATGGCACACGTAGCACATAAAAGCAATTCGGTAATCATGCGCCTTTAAACCTCTGCCTTTACCGTCTTTAAGTTGGTTAGAGTGAGCCGCTACTACATCATCGTTATTACTTTTGCCACAATTCATGCAAATTGGACACTCACGCGCTAAAGCCAGTAATTTAGGGTTTCGATACATATATCCTCAGTTTTTATTGAGTTTCCAAATAATTAATACTTTAGCCATCAAATCATTGGCTGCTTTATCATTACGCACTTTTCTAACGGATGCGATATATTCCTGCCTTGCTGACAGTTTGGTGATTTTGATAACGTGTTTAGCCTCGCACCAGGCTCTCCATTCCTCTGAACTTGAATCTACTTCTTTTCCATCTGGTGTAACAACTAATTTCATGTGTGTTCTGCACAAAAAGCAAATACCTGTTCAACATAATCGCTAAATTCTTTTTTGCTTAAACCTGTTGTAGTCGGCTCAAGCAAAATAACTTGCTTATTTGGCAATTCAGTAAATTTACCTGATAAAAACCTTTGTTTAAAATATATATGCCACACGTCAGGTGTAAAGCATTTTCCATCAACAAATAACTTTTCAGACAAATCGTTAAGGGAAGCCCAATATAAAGCATTTTGCTCATAAGTTCTATTTGGCTCTTTAATTTCAACAATAAATCCTTCTGGGGCTTGCAAAATGGCTTGCGTAACCCCATCCCTATTTAAACCTAATTGATATATTTGTTTAGTCATTTTTAGGGTAATAAGTTGCATTTTTAATTAACTTTTCAGCTTGTTTTTGATGCCATATTTTGTAATTAAATCTAAATGCTCGTTTTTTTGCTGTGTGAAATTCGTGTTCCTTTGTTTTGCCGTCTTTAAACATATTATTCACTAAGTTTTTTTGAAAAAATATGTGGTCAATATCAAGTAGGTCTAGGTATGCTGAAACACTATCACCCATCAAAAATTCAAAAGCATTTTTAGCAATGGCAGACATTTCTTTATTTTTGGTTGGTAACGCACAAGCGTCATACACAGCTCGATTAATGACGGCAGATATTAAGGCTCTGTAACCGCTAATGTCATCTTGCATGGCACAATCCAAATGGGTCATGGGCTGGCAACTCGTCTAGCGTATATTCCACACGCCTTTCATTATTGAAATCAACTTTACCCGCATAATCTTTGTGTGTGTATACGTTGCACCATCCTTTTTGTAATGTCTTTTTTTGAACAACAATCATGTCAGCGTGGGTCATTTGTAACAATATCTTAACGACTGAAATAAACTCTAATTTAAAATGGGCAGATATTTCTTTGTTGGTGCGGGGTGTTTTGCAATACTCTACAATTAAATTTCTATCAAAACGTTTCACGTAAAATCTCCAGAAGTGTGACAGTCCACACAAAAATTATTATCAATATTGTGGCAACCAAAATTTTCATTTTGTTTCTACTTCGATTAGCTTTTCAATAAAATGAACTGCTTTACGCAAGTCATCTACCCCACCTTTTTTACGCCACCGAGAGAGGTACTTGACAGCGCAGCCATCAAGAAAGCCTAACTCCCAGTCTGTAATGGCATCCCAAGGTTGGATATTTGTTTGGTAATGTGTGCCTTGAATTTGTTTGTCATTTGCGTTCATAAATCACCTCAAAAAGGCACGTCGTCTGAAAGTTCGGCTAATTGAGGCT